CAGGCCGAGAGCCGTCGGTCGGCTTCGCCTCCCTCCTTCGTCTTGTGTACGTGCGTGCCTCCTCCCTACTTCCTCTTCCTTTTGTGTGCGTGTGGGGGGTATGGCAACCCCCACCCCCATATATATGCGTTATTCCCCCCAACGGCTACAGAACATCTCCTTATCCTCTACTTCTCCAACTGTAGAAATCGCACCACTCCCCAAAAATAAAGGTATACTTGCGTGGGAGGTAACATTATGGTTACGATTGACAAGGCTCTGCGCCATTTGATGATTGGAAAGCCTGTGCGTCTCGCGTACTGGCAAGACAACGAATACTTGCGGTATTCGGAGTTGTTTGAAGTGTACGAGATGGTATGTGGTGGGGAAAAGGTACACATGGAGGAGTTGACCCTGCCTGGTGAGAGTTTCTGCGCTCCTGAGTGGGTGCTTGGTGAGTTTGATCCAGTGCGTGAGGATGTTATCCATTGGAGTGAAGATGACGAAAAGAAGTAATTGGACAGAGGAGCAGAGGCAACGAGAGCGCAGCTCTGACAAGGTGCGCCGTGACTCTGTTGAGTATGACGTGTTCGACCAGGATGGGTACAAGATCAAGTCCTACAGTAAAAAGGTTAGTGCTGAGATTTGGTGTAACGATCACGATGGTCATACGTTCTTGAAGGTGTACTTGCGTGATAAGCATGGATAGGCGTCGTAAGTTGACTGAAGCCCAGATAGATGGGATTCGTGAGATGCTTGGTCATGGGTTCACCCTGGAACACATTGGCAGGAAGTTTGATGTCAGTATTAGTCATGTCCATCGGATCAAGGATGCACACAGTAAGGGTGAAGTGAAACTCAAGCGTTCATCTTTGTCGAGCTGCATGAAGTTGATTAAGGCTGGTATGCCATTCAGACGTCTTGGCTGGGAGTATGACTTCTATTACTTCTATGACACTGAGGAGTCTTGGTTTATTAGGCACGTATATATGGGTGATCACGGTGATGCCTACGACATGATTGAGTACACGCTTGGTCTTAGCCTGGAGGATCTAATGGCGAAGGATTGGGTTGTGCTTACCTGGGAGTCAGTGAAATGACAGGAGTAGAAGCACTACAAGCATTACGCGATGGCAAAAACGTAAGGCGGTCAATATGGTTGCCTTTGATCTATGCCAAGTTGTTTGATGGTGACATCGTTGCTGTTAGCCTGTATGTGTCATTTGAAAAGAAAGGGGTAATACCTATTGGCATTAGGGAGTTACTCCAAGATGATTGGGAGTTGTGGAATGAAAAAGAAAAAATCACGGTAACATCAGAGTGATCGAAAGATCAGTTAATGAAAGGCCAGAAAACCTAGTTAACTTCGGACTCTGCATACACAGGAAGACCAGCCGGCCACGCTGGTCTTTTTGCATTTAAGGGGATTGTATAATGCATACGAGGTACAGATATGCCACAAGATTACTCATTGGGTCCTAAGCCACGTCCAGTCAATATATTTCCGCAACAATCAGGCAACGGTATGCTTGCTCAGCTTGAACGCCGTATGACGCCTATGACCGATGGTCGTATTCCAAAAAAAATACACGGACCAAGCACTTATTTCCATAAAGGGCAATACGATTCACAATATCAACGTGCTGGTGGCCCAGATCGAATTGCTGAGTTTATGGAAGCGGAAGCCGCCGATAATGCACAACGCCTAAATGAATATGAAGCAAAGCAAGCCAAAAATCGTCGCGCTGAAATGGACCATCAACGCAGGACATATCCTGCAATGGAAAAACGGGGTGTGTTTCCTTTTGCTAAAGAACAAGAATTTGGCATGACAGCTCTGAGTGGTTCAAGTGGCGCATATCCTAACCAAGGCAAGATTTCTGCCGCTATGCAAGTGAAGAACACCAAACCAGGTAAGTAACAGGCATAGATGATTAAACGCAACATCCATGATGTGGGTCCATTCAATGTTCCTCTGAAAACAAAGGTTAGCATTGACCTGGCAAGCAAACTAAATCAGTACTGCTTGAAGAATGGACTACCTGAAGACTTTGTTGTCCGAGCCGCTATTGCCATACACTTGGCGATCAAGAACGAAGACAAAGAAGAAGATGTCCTATACGACGAAGTCGGGCCTGGAACATAAAAAAGCGCACCACCCGGTGCGCTTTCCTTTACTTTATGTAGTGCGCTTCAAACGCAGCAGTCGTTACTGGTAGTACATCTTTCAGTACATTCCAACAGTCTGTAGCAATCTCACGATGCTCTTCCTGAGTATGTTCATCCATCCGTACACGGCAGTAATGTAACCAATCACGGACAGTGCCTTTCATGTACAACCTGGTGCCTACACACATAGGCAGAACCATTCTGGCTGACTCTAAGGCTACACCACTCTTTACCAAGTCATCATAGGCGTGAATAGCAACAAGGATGGGTGCCAACGCCTTATTGTTCATCTCAAGTTGCGTCTCTTCATCCTCAAATAAAACACTGCCTTGACGGTTGGTAGAACCTTTTCTACGCATCGATGGCAAGTCCAACTCGATCTTGCTAGGGTTAGCATAACGCTGACTAAACTCTTGAAAATGGAAACTACGATGTCTAAGCATCTGTGCTGATATAGCCCTGGACGTGTAGACTTCCATCACTACATCAACCATAGCAAAAACAGACCAGTGGCCTTCTTTCATGCAGTAGTTGAGTAACTTCTCAAAGTCCGGATTGTCTGGGTTACTAGACGAAACTCTGGCGCAATGAATCATAAATGACTCTGCGTCAGGCTGTATATACTTTAATGTTGCTGCCATCAATGCCTCCACCTACAGGGTACCACGCAGGTACGTACCGGTGATATAATACTTGCGTGATTATTCACACGGAGGTTTCTATTGATTACTATTGCAAAGGCTGATCGCAGCTGCAATGTCACTGTGAAGATTCAGCATCTTCCTGATGGTGTGTACTTCCACATCACTGCGCCCAACGAAACCGTAGCCGAGCGTTACACTCCTGTCCAGGCATGGAATTTCCTGTACAGCTGTGTTGAACTTGGTGATGTAACTATCCCTACAAAGACGCTTCTTGAGATTGCCGACATGGTAATCCAGTACTTTGCACCACATAAACGTGCAACGCCTGTTAGCCCTGAGATGGGATCGATGTCCTTTGATGGAGGAGATATCGATGGTTAATCGTGTAGTCCTTACAGGGCGCCTGTGCGCCGATCCAGAGCATAAGACATCAGCCGCTGGCAAGTCTATCTGTAACCTTCGTATCGCTGTGGACCGCAAAGGTCGCGAGAAGGAAACAGACTTCTTTGACGCGACGGCTTTTGGTCAAGTCGCCGACTTTGTTGGCACCTACATCAAGAAGGGTCGCATGGTTGGCATCGATGGCAAACTACGCACCAGGGAATACGAAGCCAAAGATGGTACACGCCGCAAGGTGTACGAGATCATCGTGGACGATGTAACCGCTCTTGATCGTCCAAAGGACGGTGATCCTGGTGGGTTTACCGAGCAGTCAAGCGGAATTAAGCCAGCCGCAAAGCCCCAGGTTGAAGATATTGATGATCCATTTGCTGAATAAAACACGCAATTAGACATCAAATAAAACAAGAAACACTCCCTCAACTAAGGGAGTGTTTTTTTACTTGTTCAACAATCTCATCGGACAACTCTTCGTCATCAGTCAGTTCTGCAACCAAGTACCAGATTGCTTTGTGTAAATCCTGGTTCTTGTATTGCTTGTGATTGCACCTGGTGACGTACTTGATGACGTTGAACAAGTGAGGATTCAAACCCCAATCCATGGCAAACTTCCGTGGACTGGGACCTTTCCTGTAATGCTCAACCATCGTTAGATTCTCGGATGACTGCACTGGCCTTGGTAATCTGTTCGCCAAGCCACTTGATGACCGGGACTGCCATACTGTTTCCAAGTGCTTTGAATCTTGCTCCGTCTGTTGCGGTTTCAAGTACTGCATTTTGTTCTTCGGGACATCCATACTTACCCAACTCCTCTCTAAAACACCCAGCCTTGGACTTGTACCAACGTATGTCAGTGTATCCATCTGGGAATCCTTGCAGACGCTCACACTCAACTGGTGTAAGGCGCCTGACAATCATGTTTGTATGAACAGCAGGAACAGAGTTGCCTCCAGCACTAGACATCAATGTAGGAGACAGTGTTTCGCTATATCCAATGGACCTGGCAGCTGCACCTTGCCCCAACTTGAAAGCACCTACATCTTGTGCAACACCCTGCGTACCCATACTGTCAAGCGTGTATGACGGATCGCCATCACTACCTATTCCCATGCCATTCTGTTTCTTTTCTATGTCTCGGACATCTTGAATTGGTATAGCACTCTGCACAACATAATTGATTGCATGATGACTCGTTGTTGTTGGTCGTGAATCAAAAATCAATACTAACGGTTCTGTG